TGTGGACATACCGCGAGCGCCGCAACCGCGCGGCTTTCAGCAACGCCCAGCACGCCTGGGACTTCGCCAGAGACCCGCTCTGGGACCAGCCGGAGCCGGAACCGGAGCCCGAGGACGAAGAGCAGGAGGCCGACGATGGCCTGGGCGAATGAGCGCGCCGAGGGCGTGATCGAGGAAGCGATCGTCGCAATGCGTCGGTCGGTGATCCCGCGCCACGACCAGTTGGTATGGCGCGGCCAGATCGAGATGGCCTACACCCTCGACGCCATCGGCACTCGGCAATACGACGACATGCGCCGCCGGCTCGACGCCGCAGCGGATGCGAGACAGCAGGAACTGAGGAGCATCGACCTATGACCACCCGCCCCGTTCGCTCGATCATCGACGACCAGCTCGACGATATCGAAGAGTTTGCCGGAAAGAGCATCCGCCAGGCCGTCGAGTTGGCCAACCGCCACGGCTACCACAACCCGTTCTTCGCCGACATATGCGGCGACCTCTGCGTTCTGCGCTTCCGGCGCAACCCCCGCCTTCACGCAACAACCACACTCACCCTGAAATGAGACCAGCCCCATGACTGCAGCTCTCGCATCGGTCGGCGCGCTCGACCGTACCAAGTACCTCGGCGGCCAACAGAGTAAGCGCGTTCCACTGCTCAACGAGGGCTTGGTTCGCCATCTCTACGAATCGGGCATGACGCTCGAAGAAGTATCCGCCGAGATCGGATGCACCTGCCGTGCCCTTCGGCTCTTCATGATCCGTTGCGGCATAGAGCGGCGCATAGCTGCGAAGCGAGATCAGCGCGGAGCGAAGAACAGTAGCTGGCGGGGCGAGGCGGTCAAGTACAAGCCGGCCCACAACAGGGTCTATGCCGCGCGGGGCCGCCCCATGAAGTGCGAGCACTGCGGGACCACCGACCCAAAGGCCAGGTTCGAGTGGGCCAACGTTAGTGGAAGGCACCACGACCCAAACGACTACATCCGTCTTTGCAGATCATGCCATTGCAAGTACGACGGCCTCTTGAAGAACCTCGGAGATTACGCCTGTGTCCCTCCTCAAAATCGCACCTGAACATCATGACAGGAGCAAGCTGCTAGGCGGCAGCGATGTCGCCGGCATCCTCGGCATCAGCCCCTGGCGCACTCCGTTGGACGTGTACCTGGATAAGATCCAGCCGCGCACCGGTCCCGTCGACCCGGCGAAGCAGAAGATTTTCACCCGTGGCCAGCGGATGGAGCCCTACGTCATCGACCTGCTGGCCGAAGAGACCGGCCTGAAGATCATCGGTCGCGGAAACCGCTACCGCGACCAGCAGCACGACTTCATGGCCGCCGAGATCGACGCCGAGGCCGCCAGCGGCGAAAACATCGAGATCAAGACGGTCAGCCCCTTCAAGGCGAAGGAATGGGGTGAGGTTCAGACCGATGCCATTCCAGTCCACTACACCGCCCAGGCCATGCACGGCCTGATGGTCACCGGCCGCCAGGTCTGCATCTTCGGCGTGCTGATCGGCGGCGACGACTTCCGCGTGTACCGCGTCGAGCGGGACGACGAAACCATCGCGGCGATTCGCGAGAAGGAGGTCGAGTTCTGGGGACGCATCCAGCGCCTGGATCCGCCCGAAGCAACCGCTGTCAGCGACATCCTCCGGCTGTTCGAGCGTGACGCCGGAACCAGCATCGAGGCCGATGGCAAGGTCGTGGAGGTGTTCAACCGCCTGCGCGAACTGAAAGCCAAGGCCAAGGGCCTGGAGTACGAGATCGAGTCCACAGAGGAGCGCATCAAGCTCTTCATGCAGGACCACGCCCAACTCACGGTCAACGGCAAGTCGGTACTGACGTGGAAGTCCCAGACCACCAACCGCTTCGACCAATCCGCCTTCAAGGAAGCTCACCCCGCGCTGTTCGAGCAGTTCAAGAAGACCAGCGAATCCCGCGTTTTCCGCCTCAAGTAACCGGAGCCCAGCATGTCCGCAACCGCCCTGAAAGCCGCCGCGACCGGCAATGTCGCCAACAATGGCCAGCCGAAAACGCTGGCCCACCTGATGACTGACCCGAAGATCAAAGCCCAGATGGCCCTGGCGCTTCCGAAGCACATGACCGCCGACCGACTCGCGCGCATCGCGCTGACCGAGATCCGCAAAGTACCGGCCCTGGCGAAATGCAATCAGGAGAGTTTCCTCGGCGCCGTGATGCAATGCGCGCAGCTCGGCCTGGAACCGGGTAACGCTCTCGGCCATGCCTACCTGCTGCCGTTCGGCAACGGCAAGGCGAAAGATGGCCTGTCGAACGTCCAGTTGATCATCGGCTACCGCGGGATGATTGACCTTGCCCGGCGCTCCGGCCAGATCGTTTCGCTCACCGCGCGCACCGTGCACCAGAACGACCAGTTCAGCTATCGCTACGGCCTCGACGAAGACGTCCAGCACGTTCCGGGAGAGGGTGAACGCGGCGTCATGACCCACGTCTACGCGGTCGCCAAGCTGAAGGACGGCGGCGTGCAATTCGAGGTCATGGGTAAGGCCGACGTCGACAAAGTACGCGCCACCAGCAAGGCATCCGGAAACGGGCCTTGGGTCACCCACTACGAAGAGATGGCCAAGAAGACCGTCATCCGCCGGCTGTTCAAGTACCTGCCGGTCAGCATCGAGTTGCAGACCGCAGTCACCCTGGACGAACGCGCCGACGCCGGATTGGACCAGGACAACGCGTCCATCCTCACCGGCGAATACAGCGTTGTTGACGACCAGTCTCAGGACCAGGTCCCGGACGGCGTGAACACCGAGACGGGCGAAATCACCGAACCCGCCCCGGGCCAGCAGTCGGACACCGGCGACGACGGGCTCAATCTCGAGTAACCGGCCATGCCCAGCCTTACTGTCCTTGAGCGGTACGGCCAAGTCGGGGAGTTCGCCGCGCTACTCGGCGCGGCCGAGCTCAACGCCGCTACGGACTGGGACGAGCAGTTCCTGGCCGACCTCCGCAGCAACTTCCAGCGCTACGGCGCCCACACCTACCTCAGCGACGCCCAACTCGAGCAGTTGGAACGGATCGCCAACGAATAGGACCCATTCCCGATGAGCAACAACCCGCACTTCATGAACATGACCGCCGACACGCTCGGCAAGAGCTTGCTGCAGGGACTGATCCAGGAAATCCGGATCATGCCGGACTGCTGGCAGAAGCTTCCCGAGGCCAAGCAGCAGGACATCATCGACCGCCTGGAGCGCCAGGTACGGAATGCCGCCACCATCGCGGTCCACACCATTGCCGGCGGCGACCGCGACACGGTCTACGGCAAGCTGGAGTCGATGACCGCGAAGGACAAGATGAAGGCCGTATTCGTGGTGAATCCGAGCAGCCCTCACAAGGAGGACCTGCTGTTCGCGGTGAACAAGGATTGCCTGCTCATCATCGGCGGCGCCAACGAGTTCACCGAGGGCATGGACCAGGTCAAGCCTGACCCGGACCAGAACCCGCTGGACCTGAATGGCGGCGACCACGACATGGAAGACGCCGGCGCCTGGGGCGGTATGCAACCAGCAGACGACAGCGACGTCGTCGATGCCGAGTTCCAAGAGCTGCCGCAACTCACCGTCGAGCGCTTCGCCGGCCACACCCTGGGCGAGATCGCCATCGGCGTCGCCACCAAGAAGGACGTGTTCGACGCGGCCTGGCTGCAATCGCGCTTCGCTCTCACCACCGAGGAAGCCGAGCGCGTCATTCTCCAACTGCTGGACCAGGGCGTCATCGTGCTCGAGCAGGAAAACGAGGAGTCCCGCGAGTTGAACACTTACCGCGTCGTCAAGAAGCCGGGGGATATCGCCCTCGACCTGGAGTGAGCCATGCGCATCTGCTCGATCGAGGGCTGCTCGGGCAAGCACTACGGTAACGGTTTCTGCCAGAAGCACTATCACCGGAATCGGAAAAGCGGCTCTGCTGATATTGATCGGCGCACTGTGCGCCGATCACTCAGCGAGCGGTTCTGGGAGAAGGTCCAGAAAACGGATAGTTGCTGGTTGTGGACCGGCTACCGGAACGGCACCGGCTACGGCGAAATCAGCCGTGGCGGCCGGGAAGGGGCAATGCTTGCTCACCGCGCATCCTACGAAATCAACTGCGGGCCTATCGACAATGGCCTGCACGTCCTTCACCGCTGCGACAACCCCCGGTGCGTTCGACCGGACCACCTGTTTCTTGGGACCCATCTGGAAAACATGCAGGACATGGTTCGAAAGGGGCGAGGGAAGCAGCTTGGCGGCGGCCGACGTGGCGAGTCCAACGGCAATTGCCGGATCAGCGATGACCAGGTTCGAGAGATCAAGAGGCGCTTGGCTGCTGGCGAGCTGCAGGCCCAGCTTGCGCGAGCCTTTAACGTCTCGAAAACCCTCATCTACCTCATCAAAATCGGTAAAACGCGGGAGATCACGTAATGAAAATTCGCAAAATCGAGATACTCAACTTTCAGGGTGCCCGCAACATCAGCCTTGAAGTCTCCGCACCTGTTCTGCTGATCGCAGGTCACAATGGATCAGGTAAAAGCTCGACGCTCGACGCCATCAGCCACGCCTTCACCGGTAGGCCCGGCCGCGTTGCGCAGAAGCAGCATATCGGCCAACTGATCACCGAGGGCGCCAAGAAAGGGGAGGCCCGCGTCGAGTGGCTGGACGATGCCGGCGAGGTGCAGGCCTGCGGGGTCGCGCTGCCCAGCGGCAAAGGCTCCCCGCTCGCCGACTCGCCGTTCCTGCCGTTCGTGCTCGACGCCAGCCGCTTCGCCGCTCTGGACGCCAAAGATCGCCGCCGGGTTCTGTTCGACCTGACCGGCGCCAGCGCCAGCCCGGTCGAGGTCGGCAAGCGCCTGAAGGCCAAGGGCATCGACCTGGCGCTGTTCGAGAAGGTAAAGCCCCTGCTCCGTTCCGGGTTCTCCGCCATGGTCGGCCAGGCAAAGGACTACGCCAGCGAGGCGCGCGGCGCCTGGAAGGCAATCACCGGCGAGAACTACGGCAGCGACAAGGCGAACGGGTGGGAGCCGGAGGCGCCGCCGGCCATCGTCAGCGAGGAGGAACTGGAATCGGCGCGCGCGGAACTTCAAGCCACCGCCCAAGACCTGGACGAGGCCCAGCAGACCCTGGGCTCCAGCAAGCGCGCCCACGCCGACGCCCAGGCGCGGGCCAGCCGCATCACCGCTCTGCGCGAAACCGCAGCGCTGGCCGACCGCCGGCGCAACAAGCTGGCCACCGACGAGGCCAATCAGGACGAATGGTCGGAGAAGGTGATGGCAGCCGAGGCCGCCGCCAGCGGCGAGCCCGCCCATCAGCCGCTGACCTGCCCTCATTGCCAGGGCGCCGTGGACCTGCAGGCCGGCCAGTTGGTCGCGCACCAGCCACCGGCGAAGGTTGCCGATCCCGAGGCGGCGAAACGCCTGGAAGAGTACCGCGGGTATCTTGCCAGCGCTCAGCGCGCCGTCGCCAACAGCCAGCGGGACCTGAAGGAGAG